CTACTGCACAAGCAGCGGCAAATGCAAGAATTGCTCAACAAAAAGCAGATAAAATAAAAGCAGATGCGCAAGCTAAAGCAGATGCACAAAATACAGCAAGTGATGCGAAACTTATTGCACGTGGTAAGGAAATAGCAGATCAGCAAGCCGCTACTAAAGCAGATGCACAAAATACAGCAAGTGATGCGAAACTTATTGCACTTGCGAAAGCATTCTCAGATGCGGCAAAAGATGCAAAAACTAATAAACAAAATCAAGCTAGTGATGATAAACTTATTGCACTTGCAAAAGCACAAGCTGATGCAGATAGAGATGCAGCAATTCAAGCTAGAAAACAAGCAGATTTAGATGCACAACAACAAGCTAAAGATGCGCAAGCTCAAAGAGATGCTGAACAAGCTCAAAGAGATGCGGAACAGCAACAGCAACAACAGCAACAAGACCAGCAAGACCAGCAACAACAACAAGACCAGCAACAGCAACAAGATCAGCAACAACAACAGCAACAACAAGATTTAACTCCTGTTGTATTACCTAAGTTGACTAAAAAGCAACAAAAAACACAAGCACAATCGGAAATAATGACGAAAAAACAAGCTGATAAAAAAGCTAGTAAAGCAATACGTAGTCCACGTGGCGTAGACAAACCTGCCCAAAAGAGAAATCTTAAATTAAATCCGTTTACTCCACTAACTATGCCAGATCCGATGAATCTATCGAGATATAAAAGTTTTGGCGAAAACATCAATGGGAAAAATAATATGAAAAATCTTCAAGAAGGCTATAAAATTATGCCGCCGATGGATCCAAAGTACACTGAACGCAGTGGCTTAGAAGGTCCCTTTACTACGCTAAGTGGTAAAGTAGTATACTACGATCCAAAAGAAGGTAGTTATTACGACCCCGATACTGATATGTATATGTCATATGATGAATTCCAAAACTATGACAAAGATTATAGTGGTATGAAAGACGAACGTGACGATGTTAAAGAAACTACACCCCTTTCAAAATTAACAAGAGATCAAAGAGATGCAATTAGCGGAACCGGTAAGTATAAACCAAAGCCAGCAGCACCTGCTAATGGCGGACGCTCATCAAAACCAAGATTATCGGGCCAACCTGCTTCATTGGCAATGCCAGATCCGATGAATCTATCAAGATACAAGAGTTTTGGAGATAGTACACAAGACACCCGTAATCCTGTTAATGAAGAGATGAGCGACGAGCAAATAGATGCTTTTCACACAGCATTAGATGCGCTAGTACACAAGCATTTAGGACATAGTTCAGACGAACGTGACGAAGTTGAAGAAACACTTAGTCCAGAAGAAAAAAAGCAAATTAATTTAATGTACAACAAAGACGGCACACTTACTGATCTTGGTAAACGTGTTATGGGAACTAAAGAGTCTCGCACATTAGAAAATCTTATGTCCAAAGTATTCGATAATGCACTAAGCGAATTTGAATTTAATCCTAGAGCGGGGCACAGAGACCAACCAAGTCATCCTGAGAACCGTGGACTAACACCAGAGTATCCTGAAATAAATGTACGCCCAAAAGCCCGTCCTGCAAGTTTAGCACCAAAAACAAGTCTGCGTCCTAAACTCCGTCCAGCAAACTTACAAAACCGCAATGCCATCGACAAAGCAGTACAGCAAGCAATGGGCGAAGGAGATGGGCGTAAAAAAGGAATACACCCTAAGGGACATCCTATGAGAAGTAAACAACAAGCCGCTATACATGCTAACGAAGGAAAAATGAGCGATAGTATAATTGACGATTCAGAAAACATGAGCAAAGAAGAGTTTGCTAAAAAACACGGCACAAAGATGGCAAACGAATATTACGAAAGTATAGCAGCACAGAACGTGCTGGACAATAGTATTCTAGCAAAAGAAAACGTCGACAAGCTGAGAAAAATTGTATCTGACAAAAGCATGATGCCAATTAAGTTCGAAGATGGTACTATGAAAGTAGATATGACTACAGCTAATATTTTTGTAAAAGCGTTTGATAAAATGAAAGAAACTAATCAAGTTAAAGTATCTGAAATGATTAAAACTAAAGCAGGATTTCTACGAATAATGGATATTATTTACGGAGCAATGAAATGAGACTAGATGACATTAAACCGACATCTTTAACAGAAGCACAGTTTGATGAAGCGGCTGGTGAGAAAGATGCTTGCTATCACAAAGTTAAATCACGTTACAAAGTATGGCCATCAGCTTATGCATCAGGTGCATTAGTTAAGTGTCGTAAAGTTGGCGCTTCTAATTGGGGAAACTCAAAGAAATGAAGATCAGAGACATCATATCAGAGTCTAAAGAGATTCGTACTCAAAAGCGTAACGATGGATTTACCATTGATTTATATGACGGCGGCAAGCATGTTGGACAATACACACATGCACGTGAAGATGATATTGTTCGAAATCAAGCATTTGTTTTTGACGAGTACCGTAATAAAGGTTACGGCACAATGCTATTACTTGCCGCAATAAAAACAGCGAATGATTTAGGACTAGACTTTGAAGAAGATACACAAAGTCTAACACCTGCAATGAGTAGAATATATGATGAACTAGATGATAGTGGAATGATTTATGGTGGCCGTGGTGTATGGGCTATTAGTCCAAGTGGCGAAGTCGAACTTGAAGATTTTTTAAACGAAGACCTCAAAGCGTGGTTCGGCAAAGGCAAAAAAGGCGGCGCTGGAGGCGGCGGCTGGGATGCATACAATACAAAAGGCGAACGTATAGGCAAATGTGGAGACACAAAGAGCAAAGCAAAGCCCAAGTGTTTAAGTAAAAGTAAAGCTGCAAGCCTAAGAGCAAAAGGCGGCAAAAAAGCAATTGGCGCCGCAGTTAGTAAGAAACGTAGACAAGACCCTAATAAAAATCGCAGAGGCAAAGCTAAAAACGTAAGCAATACCAAAGGGAAATAACAGTGCATACAAAAACTTGTACAAAATGTGGACACGCTTGTCATTGTGACAAAGTAACTTGCCCTAACTGTGTAAATGATATATGCGGACACTGTGATTGTACAAATAAAAATCTAGTAGATGACGATTCTAAAATATGGCCATGGCAAGATAGTGGATGCGAACAACCAATATGGTAGACACAGAAGACTTGGTATGGATGAATACTGATCCCGAAGATTTATGGGTATTAGACAAACTAATTATTTCAAGATATCTTGGTTATGTATGCGGTCCAGTGGGGCTGGATGTACCTGCGCCCGGATGGTATATTGTCCGTCCGTGTGTTAACGCATTGGGATTAGGACTAGGCGCACAACGAGTATGGTTAGAAGAGGATACCTGTCATCTACCACCTGGACACTTTTGGTGTGAATGGCTGGAAGGTGATCATATCAGCGTAGACTACGACTACGGAAAACAAGTACTAGCAGTACAAGGTTTCAAAAACGAAAGCACTTTTACCCAGTGGGACAAATGGATAAGAGTAAACACTAAAATTGTAATGCCTAGTTTTTTATCACCTATAAAGATTAAGTATAGAAGTATGAACTGCGAATATATCGGAGGTAAACTAATAGAAGTACACCTCAGAGGCAATCCAGACTTTCCAGGTAATAGGCAAGAGTACATCCCAGTATGGAAAGGCGATAATACTACTCCGCCTTTAGGATATACATATGTAGAAGATCCTGATCTCCACGGCAGAATAGGAGCCTGGGTAAAATGAATGAAACTGATAAAACAAATCTCGGAGCAAGCAGATGGCTGTTTGCCGCTAAAGTAATTCCGATGTTATTACTAGGAAAAATTATAATTGCGTGGCTGATTGGGGGCGATACTGTATTTAGAATGGTTATGTGTATCTCAGTCGCTGTAATGTTTACTTGTGCAGTATTATGGTGGCACTGGGCAGTGGGAAGAATAGTTACATTGTGGAAGCATAATAACCAGACAAGCGAAGAAACAGCTACTATGCTAACACATCTCACAGTTATACATGAGTTACTAGACGAAATTCGCACAAATAAATAAATACGTATATAAAAGGGAGTATTCAAGATGAGTACATTTGAATTTGAATTCACAGAAGATCAAGTACAAGAACTACTGCACGGCAACGGAGACTTTGCCGAGTGGTTTGAAGCAATGGAAGAAATACTTCCATACTATGAGATCAATACAGTGGACAGAGTTGCTGGCTTTATTAGTCAGTGCGCTCACGAAAGTAATAACTTTAAAGTTATTGAAGAAAACCTGAACTACAGTGCTAAAGGACTTAACGCTGTATTCCCCAAGTACTTTGTAAGAGCAGGCAGAGATGCACAAGCATATCATAGACAGCCAGAAAAAATTGCCAACGTAGTTTATGCGGGACGCATGGATAACGGAGATACCGCAAGTGGCGACGGATGGCGCTTTCGTGGTAGAGGTGTAATTCAACTTACTGGTAGACACAACTATACTAAATTTGGTGAAACACTAGGTTACACTGCTGAACAAGCAATCTCATATCTCAAAACTAAAAAAGGTGCTCTGGAAAGTGCTTGCTGGTTTTGGAAAACAAACAACATCAACAAGTATGCTGACAAGCAAGATATTACAGGTATGACCAAACGTATCAATGGCGGCACCATTGGATTAGCAGATCGTAAAAAGCATTACGCCCACGCACTAGAAGTATTAGGCGGCAAATGGGAACCACCTGCTTTTGTACACAGTACTGTTAAAAAAGGCAGCAAAGGCGAAACTGTTAAAGCCGTACAAAAAGCACTGGGCGCTAAAGCAGATGGTGTATTTGGACCAGGCACAGAAGCCGCAGTAATAGCATGGCAAAAAAGCAGAGGCTTAGTACCAGATGGTATCGTAGGCAAAGCTACACTTGCAGCTATGGGAATAAAATAATGTTGAGCAAACAATGTAAACTACACTTAGAAGATGTAGGCCAAACAGGCTTACAGCATATGGCAGTGGCACTAAAAACCGCAGTTAGATTACAACTGCTAGTGCCAGCACTAATTATTCACAGTGTTGCTCCTAGGTGTTTTACACATACAGCAACCAACGTGATGAAAGATATTTTGGAGAAAAGAAAATGAATTGGGTAAAAGAACGTATCAGTGAACGCACCACATGGGACGGTGGCGTGATGATCGCAATGGGGCTGATTGCATTGTTTGCAACTAGCTTTATTAAATTAGCGGCAGTTGCAGCAATTGCATATGGCGCATGGACTATTTGGAAAGCAGAATAATATGTGGGAAATGATCGAACGCATGGCTAGCGATAGGCTTTGGATTTATACTGCACTTGCTGGTAGTGTGTTTGGTGCAATTTTCATTGCATATATGAGTACTACACGTATAGGACTTTGGTTTTATGCCAAAGTGGACAGTTGGGTAGACTTTTTAGTAGAGCGTTGGGGCTGGACATGGTTACAACAACCAGAAGATGCTTGGCGTCAACGCTATCCTAAAATAACTGCTAAGATAGATGAATTGGAACAACGTATTCAAAAGATCGAAAGGAAATAACATTGAAAGATATTAAGGGAATAATTGTATTAATAATGGCAATAGGTCTAATGGCAATACTAGGACTTATTGTATATGATGAATTTAGTATGGCAAACGAACACAATACAGAGTTAGATCAAAGTATCATCGAACTATTACAGATGAGTATTACAGGTGTAATAGGAGTTGTAGCAGGTTTCGTCGGTGCTAGAAACAATTGTAATTGTAAGGACGATAGATGAATAACAAATTTAGCATAGGTGTTGTCGTTGCAATTGTACTACAAGTGAGTACATTTGTATGGTGGACAGCACAACAAGCACAAACAATTAATCAACTTGAAAGTGAAATGGCAGAACTTACAGCAAGAACAGAAGTTGAGAAAGAAGTTACATTGATTAATGATGTTGCGCAACTTAAAAAAGACATCCAAGAACTAAGTGATAAAACACTAGAAGCAGTACTAGAAACAAACGAACGTATTGACGGATTAGGCGCACATGTGGATCGTAACGATACTCGTATTAATGATACCTTTAGAACACAAATGGAAGAGTTTGAAACTACAGTACAAAATACTTTCAATGTAGTTGAAGGTTGGATTGACGAAATCGACGAAGATATTGCAAAACTTGACAAAAAGCTAAGTGATAGAATCAAAGACATCAAGAATTAGGCGTTGACATACTACTAATTATATTGTAATATAAAAAGATATAATTAAAGGAGTAGTATATGCCAATTAGAACATTTCAAGACAGGGAAATCCAAAAACTCAAAACACTTATGAGTGAAGGCATCCAAGTAACTGGAGAAGTAGAAGCACTTAGAGAAGGGCTCAAAGATACAGTCAAAGCTATTGCTGAGGAAATGGATATGAAGCCAGCAGTACTTAACAAAGCAATTCGTATTGCGTATAAAAACGAGTTTGCAAATGTACAAGACAGCTTCAATGCAGTAGAAGAGATTCTACAAGCAACAGGACGAGATGTTTAATGCTCGACTTAAAGGTCGTAGAAGTACAACACTATACTGATAAACTATTCCGTATTAGAACAGAACGCCCTCGCAGTTATAGATTTACTGCGGGGGAGTTTGTTATGATTGGACTAGAGGATGCACCTAATAGGGCATACAGTATTACTAGTGGTCCATATGATGACTACATTGAGTTCTATAGTATCAAAGTACAAGACGGACCTTTGACAAGTAAACTACAGTATATTCAAGTAGGCGATACTATTCGTGTAGGTGAGAAGCCAACAGGCACACTTATACTTGCTAACTTAGAACTAGGCGGACATCTAGTAATGATGGCAAGTGGTACTGGTATTGCTCCGTTTATTAGTTTACTACGTGAACCAGAAACATACGACTTGTTTGAGAACATTACAGTAACATGGACCACTAGGCTACATGCTGAACAGGATTGTTACCGAGACTTCTTGAATGAGATGCCCGTTGAATATATCAGCACAGTTACACAAGAGCCTGCTGAACTGCATGGTCGTATACAAAAGTTTATGGAGGACGGAACTGTGAAGATTGACAATCCTGCAGAACAGCGTATAATGTTATGTGGAAGTATGGCATTTAATAATGACCTTAAAGATCATTTCAACTCACTTGGATTTAGTGAAGGTAATAAAAAGACACAAGGAACATTTGTGCAAGAAAAGGCGTTTGTTAGTTAATGTATGTAGATGCACTTATAGATAGAGACAAAGATATTATTCACGTAGTAGAACGCAGAGACGGTAAACGTGTGTTTATCGATCATCCTGCACGATATTTGTTTTACTACAAAGACCAACGAGGTAACTTTGAAAGTATTTTTGGTGATAAACTAAACCGTGTAATAACAACCAGCGGTAAACAGTTTAAAAAAGAAAAGAAGATGTACGCCGGACAACGCTTGTTTGAAAGCGATGTAAACCCTGTGTTTAGATGCCTGGCTGACAACTATCTAGGTGCGGATACTCCAAAGCTACAGCAAGCGTTTTTCGATATTGAGGTTGACTTTAATTCTGAGTTAGGATTTGCGCCGCCAGAAGATCCGTTCAATGCGGTAACAGCAATCAGTGTACACTTGGATTGGATCGGTAAGACTATTTGTTTGGTTAACAAACCCAAGACACTTACTAAAGCAGACGCACAAGAGATATGCAACAGATTTGATGATACTATACTGTGCGATACAGAAAGCGAAATGCTAGAAACATTCTTACAACTAATTGACGATGCAGATGTAATGAGTGGCTGGAACAGTGAAGGCTTTGATATTCCCTACTTGGTGAATCGTATTGCTAAGACTATGGGCAAAGAACACACAAGACGTTTTTGCTTATGGGGCAAGTATCCCAAGCGGCGTGAGTATGAGAAGTATGGCAAATTACAGGAAACATATGATACTATTGGCAGACTGCACTTAGACTATATGCAACTGTATCAGAAGTATACATATCACGAAATGCATTCGTATAGTTTGGATGCCATCGGCGAATATGAACTTGGCGAGCGTAAAACAGAATATCAAGGCACACTGGATCAGCTTTACAACAATGACTTTGAAACGTTTATTGCGTACTCTAGACAAGACGTTGACTTGTTGGTGCGTATGGACAAGAAGCTACAGTTTATTGACCTAGCAAACGTTATTGCACACGACAACACAGTTCTTGTGCAAACAACTATGGGTGCGGTAGCTGTTACAGACCAAGCTATTATCAACGAAGCACACAGTCGTGGACTAATTGTTCCAGATAAACTACATGACAAAGTACAAAAGCATTATCCGCATCAGTGTACAGCGGCTGGCGCATATGTTGCTACACCCAAAAAGGGCAAGCATGAATGGATTGGTAGTATGGATTTGAACAGTCTGTATCCAAGTATTCTACGCAGTCTTAATATGAGTACTGAAACTATTATTGGTCAGATTAGACACACACTAACTGTTCCTATGCTAGCAGATCACAAATGGGAAGTTGCAAAAGCATGGGAAGGTAAGTTCGCTTGTCCTGAGTATGAAAAAGTTATGGAAAAGAACGATGAAACATTGTTGTACATCGACTTTGAAAATGGAGAAGAATTGTCCGGGACAGGCGCTGAACTATATCAAATTATATTTGAAAGTGAGCAACCTTGGGTACTTACTAGTAATGGAACAATACTTGATCAAACTAAGAAAGGTATTATTCCTGGCTTGCTAGAGCGTTGGTATGCTGAACGTAAAGTACTACAAAAGAATATGCGTGAAAATCAAACTGCAGGTAACACAGAAGAGACTGCATATTGGGACAAACGTCAGCTAGTTAAAAAGATTAACTTGAACAGTTTGTATGGTGCGTTACTTAATCCTGGTAGTAGATTTAATGATCCACGCATGGGACAATCAACAACGCTAACTGGCAGAACTATTGCCAGACATATGGGAGCCAAAGTTAATGAACTTTTCACAGGAATTTATGATCATGTTGGAGATAGTATTATCTATGGGGATACTGATAGTGTATACTTTAGTGCTTACCCTGTTTTTAAGTCGCAAATAGAAAGTGGCGAGTTTGCATGGGACAAAGACAAAGTTACAGAACTATATGAAACTGTATGCGATCAAGCCAACGAAACATTTCCTGACTACATGGCAACTGCACACAATGTACTCAACAGAGAACAAGGTGAAATAATAGCGGCGGCTAGAGAAGTTAGTGCTACTAGTGGTATATACATAACTAAGAAACGTTATGCTATATTGGTGTATGACAATGAAGGTCATAGAGAAGATAAAGATGGTAAACCAGGCAAGATAAAAGCAATGGGCCTGGACCTCAAACGAAGTGATACACCAGCATTTATGCAAGACTTTTTAAGCGAACTACTGTACAGTACACTAACTGGTGCAACAGAAGATGCAATTATCGAGCGCATTATCTCTTTCCGCAGTGAGTTTAGAAATATGCCAGCATGGAGCAAAGGCACGCCTAAACGTGTAAACAAACTTACACACTACTACAACAGTGAGTTTACAATGGACAAGAAGACAGGCGACGAAACATACAAGGGCAAAAGCAATATGCCCGGACATGTTAGAGCGGCTATCAACTACAATAGAATGCGCAGAATGAATGGTGATCGATACAGTATGGAAATTATGGATGGTATGAAAACTATTGTGTGTAAACTAAAACCAAATCCAATGGGCTTTACTAGCATTGGTTTTCCTACAGACGAAACACGATTGCCAGACTGGTACAAGGAACTTCCATTTGACACAGACACTATGGAAGAAGGAATTATTACTAAGAAGATTGAAAACTTGTTAGGAGTAATGAATTGGGATCTGGCTAGAGCAGAGGATAAAACTACGTTTGATAGTTTGTTTGAATGGTAATGGCTAAATTAGACTTACACGGAAAACATGTACACGAAGCATGGAAAAGTGTTGACAAGTTCCTACAAGAATGTTACTATAGTAACAATAGCAGGTGCGAAATTATTTGCGGACAAGGTGCTATTAAGACTGAAATAGAAACTTGGCTACACCTAAATAAACATGTGCGAGAGTATAGATTAAACAATCGCACACAAGGCAGTTACAATATAAACCTAAAGAAAAGGAAATAATATGCGAGATTATCTCAAAGACGTTGTACAACACACACATGGAC